CTCAAGGAGTTCTGGAGGAAGGACATGACATCTGCATAGGAGTCATCAACTTGGTTGCCCCACTTCTGGGTCGATTGATTCAACTGACTCATGAACGGGTTGAGGCTCATATCTCCCCTCAGGAGGTTGTTTGTCCAGTCACTACCAGCACTGGTATCATATCCACCTTGAGCACGCTCCATGAGCTGCCTAGCTAACGCATCATACTCAAGGGCTCTCTGTTCATAGTTAGGCATGGCGTGTCTCCATTATTTAATCTTGTTAAGCATTTGCAGGATCTTGTAGATATCGTACCCTTGCTTACCAGTTGAGTAATAGTCGGTAGCATTGACTCCTACCTTACTATTGAGTAGCTTATCTAGTCCTTCAGGAGTCATACGATCAATAGCCGGGGAGTAGTTCTTTGATTCCTTATCATTCCGTGCTCTTAAGATATCGTAGATACTCATAGCAGCCCCGGTTGGAGTAACCCCTCTAGCTCCAAATCCTAGCTGTGCAAGCATCTGAATCCAGGGAGCCGCTCCGGCAGTGGCAAAGCCTAGTCCCACCTGCCCAAGAGGCTTCAACCAATCTTGATTCTTTTGATAGAACTTTCCTGCTGCGGTATCATAGAAATCTTTAGTCTCTGGAGAATCTTTAAAGTAATCCAAGATGCCAGCTTTCTTGGCATCGGTAAAGTTCCTAAGTGGGGATGGATTCTTATCAGAGAATTCTTTTGCTACTCGTTCTCTTTCTGTTCTTTCCTTACCACCACCGAAAGGATCTCCATTAATGAAATCCCAGTTTGGGACTCCCGCTCCTGTCCAATACCTAGCAAGATCAGCATTTGTCTTCTCGCTACCAAAGAAGTGAGTCAATAACTCTTCTTCGGTTAGCTTGTCTAGATCCGCAAGATCATCGAATTGCTTCTGTCCTCTTGCATCTGCCGCAGCCTTGACTCGAGCAGCCAGTGCTTGTTCTTCTGCTAGTCTTTGCTCTTCTCCTGCAATCCACTCTGACTGAGAATCACCAAATAATCCCGCGTTGGCCCCACGCCACGCATCTGATGGATTTACCCATCGATCACGTCCCATGCTAGCCTCTCCCGTACCACCTGTAGGGGCACCCTCAATCCCGGGCATGAATTTACGATCAGCATCACTTTCAGAATCAATAGGCATACCCCTTACAACAATAGGCTTAGGCATCCCATTATTCTTAGCGGGATCCCAATTCTCGTAAGGAAGTTCTGGTCGAGAGGTACTGTCTGCTCCCCCTGGGGCACCGGGGAACTGTCCTAGCCCCCCTACGCTTTTCCCTGGGGGGTATTAAATCCATAGAGAAAGTCGTTAGGTGTGGCCGCTCGAGTACCACCGCCAGTCAATTGAGAAAACAACTGATTGATGTATTCTGGCGAAGTAAATTGACCACCCTGAGGACGCCCTGGTAACGAGCTATAACGACCCAGAGCTTCCTGCATTAGAGGAATCAGAAGTGCTGAAGAGATATTCGAGGCAAAGGGAAGCTGAGTCTGAGTCTGCCACTGTGGCTGGTTGTTCTGCTTTGCCGCTTCTCTCTGGGACTCGGCACCCTTCTTGGCTGTATAAGCAGTAGTTGCTGCTCCACCTAAAGCCATGATCCAGGGAAGCCACTTCTCCCATCCCGACTTACCTGCAGTATCAACCTTGTCGCTCATGACTTACTCCTTATACATTGTTCACTGATTCAGTGTAGACAATTTCAATTCCATGGATATAAAGACTTCCGGTATATGTATCTTCTAGAGCAGTTGCCTTTCGCTCTACCTTGACTCCAAGAAGACTGACAATTGGGGTAACCCTTGTTGTCAACTCATACTGGAAAGAGCCAAACACATATGCAGTTGGATAGCTTACGTCAGTCAATGAAAGAGTGCATGGATTTGAACTTGTAGATTGAAGCGGAATATTCAGCAAAGCGGTGTTCTCGTAAACAACAAAATTCACAAGTCCACTGGCCACTCCTGGATCTGCTCCTGAATAAAAGACCCGCAGTGTTAATCTTCCAGAAATATACTCCTTACGGATTCTATGATTGACTAGTAATGATGAATCCACATGCGGTGGAAGCTCGGCTGCATGTTGAAATGTCGTTACATTTAGAACGCCAACCTCAACAGCAGATCCCTCAAGAAAGAATGATCCGGGTGTGTAATAAATGGTATTCAACGAGGCATCAATCGAAGACAGTTGTGCATACTGGTTCGAGATCCTTCGATTACCATATCCATAGTTGTGCATTACATACCCTTTTTTGTGACCTTCTTAAACTGAACCTCTATTCCATAGAAACGACTGACAAGCATGTCGTTATCTCCTCGACTACCAAACTTGATAGCAATCCGATGGAAATCTCCAGCAATCAAACTACTCATTGGAATCCATCCAACCTCTCGATCTGTAGCTCCTACAATATTGAAGGTCGTTAATGAACCATCTTGCCAAGGAACGTTTCCCGTAGCGTTAGCAGCAGCATAAGGAAGATACTGGACTGGATTCTGAACAGAATGCACCCAGACATTAACTGTGGGATGATTTGAAGCACCTGTATTCCAGAGGTCGGGACTATATTGAAAGATGGGTCGTATTCTTTGAATTACTGTTTCAGACTCTTCGTCAAGTTGGATGTATCCAGTTGTTAAGGCACACTCTTTCGTTCTATTGAACATATTCATTGCAATAATCACATCACATACAGGAACAGGTTCCATCGGTGTGCTTGCGTCTATATAACTCCACACTATAGAAAGAGCTCCATTCAAACCAGCCCAGGAGTTATTGTCTTCTGTTTGAGAAAAATCGCTAGCGTCAGAGATACCTGCCGGGAAAAAAATAGATCCTGAAGATGGCTCAACAAGAGGTTCAGGATAAGTTGCTCCACACACTGTTTCATTCTCCTGACACCTTACGCTCGAGATTGTCCATGAATCTTGCTCATAGTTGTAGGTAAGTAAGAATCCTTGGTCATATTTAACCCAAGTATTTCCAACATAAATTCCTGTTGATCCTTTTGTTATTCTCCATGAAACAGAAGAAGAGTCCGGACAAGCAAACGCCATCACAGCCCATTCTCGAGGACCACCCAAGTGATCATTCATTGCCAAGCCATCTTCAACATCAGCCCAGGAAGTTCCATTGAGATACCCCCAGGGAATACGTAGCCCGATCTCGCTTCGAAGAAGAGTATTAATCTTCTGAGTGCCAAGATGGACAACCTTTCCTCCCCGGATGACAGCCGGGCCACTCTTAGACCAGAAGTAGATATCATCTCCTACTCGAACAATTGAGGTGTTATAAAGAGTTCCATCCTGATTAGCTATCTGCTTGAATGTCCATGGTGGACCCTCCATGTAATAGATTGCTCGCTCCTTAAAGAAGTAAGCATCTTCACCTCCAACCGCTCCAGTAATGGGTCCATAGTCATCAAGGAGTCGCTGATAATCGGAGCCGATGATGTTTGGATGGGTGTCGGGATCTGCAAATCTGGTTGGATCATCAAGGGCAGAAATCCAGACCATATCCCTTAGATCGTCTCCCTCGTCTAACGCTCCATAGCTCCCACCCGTATCTTCACCATCCGCATCTGTTACTACCATAAGAGAGCAGTTAGCTAAGACAATGTGGCTCTTCACGGCAATAACGAATTGAGCCCTTGGATCAGCTGTCTCAACCAAGGATGGTGCTGGAGCTGTGGTAACGTTATTCTTTTCAAAGAACCTAGACAGAGGTACGCCACTAAGATCCAGTCTTTGGATACTGTTGTCCCCGTTGGTTGCAATTAGAGAGTTCCCGAAGGGTTGAAACCTCCAAGTATACCCAAGAGAATACGGCTCGGTAACCGGGTCCCTTCCCACCTCTTCGACTTCGGTTAATCCCTTAGATGTAAGACTAATCAAGTAGAGTTTTGTTTGTTCATCCGGAACAGAACCTCGATCTTGCATAGCAAGAGCCAAGCTATTATCTCCAATATAACCCATGCCAAGAGGAATGAAGTTCTCAGCCTTTAGGAGAGGATATGGTTCCGATTCTGGAATCAAGGCTCCGGAGAAAGCAGAGAATCCTTCGGTATAAACAATGTTCTGGTTAGCAAACAGTCCCTTGTCTGGAACCATCTCAACAAATGGAATGAAGATTTTAGACATTAGATGTATCCCTTGATCTTGGTGGTTAGAGATTGGAAGCTCATCCTAGTCTTGATTCGGCTATACTCATCGTTCCATTTGGCTAAAGCTAATTGAGTCTTGTCCTTAGCTTCTTCAGTTCCACCGTAGAGTTCGCTCCAGAGAAGATAAAGAGCCCGATGATAAATCAGATGGAATCCCTCATTGAACCATGCGCACTCGAAAGTATCAGTATCAATGGCTCCATAGGCTACCGTCGTATACGCCCATGCACCCGCAGAGTATTCAGCAGAGATAGTCCCTATATCAGCTATGTATCTGTAGGTGATCGTGCCAGCAAGGGGCATTCCTGGCCCTAATACGAACTGTTCGTTGATGTTGTCAATAGCCATCCACCGCACAGGAGCGGGACCATCATAGACTGATAACCCATGAGTCAGGGTGACTTCTTTCATGAACTGGACGGGATAAAGATCTACCTTCTGGATTACGTCGGAATCAGTTTGCTGGTAAAGAGCGAAGGTAGTCATACCCTCAAACTCTGCAGGCCAGTCGTAGACTTTAATGTCATCAACTACGTCAATCTCATCCTCGATCTCGTTGAAGCCGAGCGGGAGAGCCTTGTGGTAGTTGATTGCCTCTACGACAGCAAGGTTAATATCATCAATAGTCTTAGTTGCAGGAGCATCTACGTCCTGGAATAGCGCCCTCAAGATCCGCTGTCTAAGTGTTCCAAAGGTCATAGATGACTCCTTATCAAGAAATAAGGGGGAAGGAGTTTACAAGGCTCCTCCCCCCTCATACTCTTACTTGCTAATCCTCATTACTGCCCAGGCTCTAGGTCCACAGTGTAGAGAACAGATACACCAATGACTCCAGTTGTAACCATGGTAGAATCACCAGCGGTCTGAACTAGAACACGGATGACCCACTGATCGTCGTCTGTTACAACATTATGGGCACCAAGACCAGTTCCTAGTCCTAGAGTGGAAGTCTGTCCACCAGCGGCTGCGGTTGCAGCAGCTAGAGCTAGACCATCAATCAGCTTATACGCAGTAGTTCCAACTGTATCGTATAGCTCTAGGTCTAGAAGACCGGCAGGAGAATCTGCCTCTGTTGCCGTTACCCACATATAAGCCGTACCAGGAACAATCTTGGCTCCCTTGGGTAGCTTGAAGACGCGCCATACAGTGTTGACAGTTTCCAGAAGGTCGTCAGAAGCAGCGAAAGAATGTACTCGCGCAATCACACCAGCTTCACGACGCTCTAGTGAGGGAAGGGCAAAGGCCGTTGTGTCATAGGTAGCCATAGTTCAGTCCCCCCTTACGCAATCTCAACACCAGCAGCCGTCCACTTGTCAAGCACGGTTGCTGCGGTGAAGTTTTCAGGATATTCAACATAGGTTTCGATTACGATCACGCGCTCGTCATAAAGCGAGTTACCTGGCTTTAGGTAACGAGGACGTGACATCCCAAGGATAGTTCCAAGGGCCACAGCACGACGGAACCCATAGTCGTCACTATCAGTTAGCCACTGGAAGCGGTTCATTGAGAACGAGGCGTCCTCCTTGTATCCACGACCATAAGCCATCATTAGTGACTGGGCTCCACCTAGCCATGCACGGCGAGTGTTTGCCTGGAGCTTGGCGCCAGTCGAGTCTAGACCCGGCGGCACGAAGTCCGACTCCATCATCAGGATTCCCTGCTCTTCACCGATTGCTGTACCCCAAATTGGGTTGTCCTTAGTGTAACCACCCTGAAGGGCTGCACGGCAACGGTCGTACCAGATCGAGTCTGATTCACGAAGAGAATGGACCTGCTCAGGGGCTAGCCAAAGAATGAACTTTGGTCCCCAAGGAGTCTTGGCAGGGCGCATCTTCGGACGAATCATCTTTAGAAGACGCGCTGCATTATTGATTAGGTCTACATCGAACGTGTCATTAGCAGTCAGATCGCCAGCCGACTTTTTGCCGGGACGGATGATGTAACGGCTATCAACAGCATTGATTGTATTGTGGAGAGTGAAGGCAGGATTCGTAACACAGCTGATTCCTGCTCCATGAAGGTGAGCCGATAGGCTTAGGCGGGTGGCCGCCCAGTCACCCATTAGCTTCTTTGACTCTTCAAGGGCGTCTTCACTAATAAACTGAGCAGTCATAGGACCGCTAACGGCGGTAGCGTGACGTAGGACATCGATATAGATGTTCGAGGTTGCTGTCTTATAGCTCTCCTCGTATCCCTTTAGGGTCTGTTCGCCGTAGCGACCAATACCCTCAAGCTGATACTGAACCTTGCTGATGATGTAGGCACCCTCAGACTTTAGCTCATCCTTTTCGCAAAGGAATGAGTCCGTGTCTGAGCCAGCAAAACCATTCTCGGGATCCAGTAGCGGATCACGGAGACGAGCTTCGACCTCAACCCCTACTTCCCACGCATGCTTTACTTCAGGATCTGTAATTGCATAACGAAGACCAGACATTGTAATGTCTCCTCTAGGGGGTTAAAGGGTTCAAGAACTTGCCGATCTTGCTCGGCTACGTGCCTACTCCCTTTAAAGCCATAGAGTGATTGGCCTCTTTTTCCCGCCGGCTCATAATACAGCGGGAAGAAGGTCATGTGTTTTATAGCATAATTAAAGTCTTATCTCAATTCCTTGCCCGCAAGGACCTCTCTCAGCGGTACATTCCCAGCCCTTCCGGTCATCTGTCCTGCCTTCTGCTTCTCAATGACGTAACGCTGGAAATCTGTAGCATCCATTCTTCTTAGATCCTTACCGCTCTGAGGGGCTACCCCTCCACCGGGCTTGATTGTTCGGGTCTTTGACTCCTGAGCCTTCTCCTGCTGGACTAATTTTCTGGCATCTACGGCTACCTTCTGCTCCTTCTTTGTTGGAGCCTCGCCTTCCGCTCGCTTCCCCTCCCACTTGAAGCCATACCTTCTGGCTAGACGTAGGAATTCGATACCAGGATTTTTACCAGAAGACAACCAATCTAGTTTCTTTTTAATGATAGTTACTTCGGCTAACTGTAGAATTTGCTTCTCAGTAAGCGATGGATTCTCGTCAGCAATATTCTCGAGTACAATTTTGCCTAGATGAACAAGGGCTGCACCATACTGGTCCGGATCTTCCTTTGCTACTTCCTGAACCATTCTATCGGCAGTTACTACTGCTTGTTTAAATTTCTCCTCTACCTCAACGGTTTCTTCCTTCTTGCTCATCCCGTTGATTTGCTGCTGAAGTTTGTTTAGTTGGTAGAAGACGGCCCCGAAGGGGTCCGTGTCTGGGTCTGGCGCCTTCCCCGTCTCTTCCGCAACAGCCGCACTAGCTTCAGCTTCTTTGCGTTCTGTCTTCGAGAGTTGTTCCACAAGCTCCAGGAGTTTTGAAGATCTTTCTTCCAGGACTGAACGATCTCGCTCAAGACGTCTAATGTACGCATGAGGATTCTTGAACTCCTTTTCTTCAGGTGTCTCCTCCTTGGCTGGAGGTTGTTCATCTACTACTGGCTCTTGGACTTCTTCCTCCAAGACAGGACTCTCGACTTCTTCGGGTGGTGGATTGGGAACCATTCCTTCAGGCATATTGAATAATTTTGTTTCCATTAGCTCCCGAGATTTGTCGAGGAAGGTTTTTACTTCTGGCATCTTTACTCTCCTTTAGGGTTGTCCCTCTCCACCCATCATGGGAGGAGGAGTCCCGCCTGTTTCAGGTGGGGGCATTCCTTCCGTTGGCGGCATCCCTTCCTGGGGCTGCTGCTGTGCTTTTTGTGCCTTATTCTCTTCGATCTGGATAGCCATGTTCTGCTGGAGATTCAATACATTCTCGATTTCCTTTCCTGCCGGATGGAGCTTCAAGACTTGTCCGAAGATATTTAGTTGTGTAATCTGGCTATCAATCTGAGCCTGGAGCCCCTGCATTTGTTGCTGGAGTTCCTGCTCTCTCTGTTGAGCTACATTGTTACGCTCAAGGATCTGGCGCTTGGTTGATTCAGGCATGTATGGCATTAGATCTAGAGCAGATTCAAAGTCAATAAATTTCTGCTGAAGCCACATATCAATTGATCCAGTCCTCGAGAGCTTCTCGAACTGTTCCATTCTCTCTGTAGCAGATACCGGTTCTTCGTCTACCTTGATATCAAATTTAGAGATATCCTTCCAGGCATCACCAGAATCCATGAGAAGCTGCATATCATTTGCTTTCTCCTCACCAACAATCTTGAGAAGACTTTGAACTGAGTATTGCTCCTGGAGGAATCGAAGATTAAGTAAGGTATACCTTTTCCTGAACTGACGGATTGAATCAAAGAGGTTCGCCACGTTCATGTTTCCAGCCATACGAGCGGCCTGGACGACGTTACCCGAAACCCTCCTTAGATCGCCCTGAGTTCCTTGCTCAACAGACGACAAGTTTAGGGCTTCATCGACTCCCTGCGAAGCGATCTGAAGTAGAAGAGGCATCATCTGTGGAAATGTAGGAGATGGCATTTCCTTATATTTACCGCTGTTCAAGAAGCCAGGGGGTACGATTACGATTGCATCTGGCTTAGCAAACTGGTCGACAAGCTCATGGATATTTGGAGCGGCATCACTCTCAATCAGTAGAGGTGACTTAGGTGATGTCATGTAAAGAGAAAGCATGTTTGACATGATGGCGTTCTTGTAATCCTGAGGACCCTTTACGACATCTACCACGCCGATGTAGTCGATCTCCTGCCTAGTCTCAATACGCCAGCCAGTCATGAATTCGTAGGTATACCCGTAAACTCTCTCACCGTAATCCCAGAGATTATCGTCGGTAATCAAGGCATACTTGATTACTTGCTTTTCTACCTTTCTATAATCCTCGAAATCTCGACCAACCAAGGAAAGATATTCTTCAATGAAATACTGAAGTTCAGCCTTTGTTTCAATGAACTCAATGGCTGTCTCCTCGAATAAACTTTGGATGAATACTTCTTTTTGGTACTCATCCATCTGTTGGAATGTCATCAGGTCCATTTGAGTCGGTTGACCCGTCATGGGGTCCGGAGCCCCTTCAATTGAAGGAAGTTCACCCATCATGAAGGAACGGTACATATCGTAGTTAGTTGGGATAGCACACTTGAAGATAGTTTCATAATCAATCCATTCAGCCTCAGCGATGAACATGCTCTCTTCGGACATGTTGAACCACTGTCCATTAGCAATGTCAGTCCATCCGGCTGAGCTAATTCCGGTATAACGCTTGATATAGAACGGGTTATTTACTCTGGCCTCAGAATCCCAGATCTTCTTCTTGTTCTTGAACTCTTTGAAGTACTTCTTACTCTTCTTGTTTATATCTCCAAAGAGAGCCTCTGCCTGAGCGATAGGAAACCATTTCCCTCGTACGTGCCATCTACGATCGATGAGATTGGTTTGTCGTGCAGAGGAAGGCCATAGCATCTCCCAGATCGGAACGTCTTCGTCCATAACCTGTCCTTCTCCTCCGAACTTGACAGGATCCCAGTACTTATGGGCGCAACCATATCCAGATGTAACCATGGCGCGTACAGCCATGGATTCGATATGTTCAGACTCAGCCATATCTCTCTGCCAACGAACCCATTCGTCAAGAACATTTGCAATACCCCTATCTGCGAAGGAGCGACCGAAGACCTTTGGTTGGAATCTCTCCACAATCTCGCGGTTTGAGATCAAGTTAATAGCTTTTAATACGCCGTTCCATGGAACAGCTGGTCGGTCGCGTAACGCTTGCTTTAGAATATCTCCAGCATTCCATTGTTCTCCAGCAGCATAACGATTGTTCTCTTCGCAACGCCTATGCTTTTTCTGGCAATGAGACACACCCTCAGAGATAAACGAGCGTACTTTTTCGAGAATATCTAATGAGCTTTCTTTAGCCATAACGCCCCCTTAAGCACTCATCCAGGTGGTCCTTAGGTTCTTGAATTTATTTCTCATTCCACCATACACAGTTTGAATCTTTGAAGGATACTGCAATGGGAACTCCTTATTGATTCTGTCATCTTCGATCAGTGACATAGCATCCAGCATGTCATCATGACGACTTCTGGGAAACATCTTCAACTCTGTTGCCAGGAATAGGTCTACTACATCTCGAGTAATTCCCTTGTCATCCTTAGAAAGGATTCCAGTTCCACCCCTTGAGGTTGGCAATGGAAATACATACTCACCCTTATTGAAACCCGGGGCTAACCGTTGATAGATCCTTTCTAGCTTTCCAGATTCGAAGTAGATTGTCTTGGTTGGAGGAGGGACAGACTCTCTGACTGTTGTGTAGTCTCCTCTTTGTCGAAGCTCTTTCTCGACAAGCTGAGGCCATATCGAGTTCCCCGTTCGCTCTACTCGGTACTCTACGAGTCTTGCTCCAAAATTGCGGAGTCTCTCGGCCATCATCCAGATCTCATTGAAGAACTCATCTTTGGTTGGGTCCATCTTCCTAACTACAAGGTCTAATAAGTACTTCCTTCTATCTGGCTTGGTTCCCCATGCCCAGATTACCGTCGGATCTTCGATACCCCTCGAAGTGTCGATACAGATATACACGTTTGAGTTGTATGAAGTATCCCTTGGAGTATCTCTATAGAACTGAACCTTGTCGATATCAAATCGACGCTCAGTACCAGCCACGTAATCAAGAGCGAACTGGAGGGCGTAGTCTGCTTTATCTGGAGTTTCATTGTACTTCTGCCATAGAACCTCAGAAGTAAATGGGTAAGAAGAGCTGCCACCAAGCGGACCATCACCCGGGACTGACCTGTCTTCTCCTGGAATGGCAATCACCTTATCTGGGTCGATCTTCATATACTGGTCATAGATCTTTTGGATCAGGCCGGCTTCGGAGAACCTAGTATTTGTAACATAGACCGCAGCTTTCTCGATGGCTACTGGTGTCAGAAGATCGATACCTTGACCATAAGCAATCTCAAGCTCCTGGATCTTCTCGGCCGATCCTACGATGTCTCTTCTCTCAATGTCATCAAACATGATAACGTCAGGACGAGTTCCGACGGGACCTCCTCCAAAGAAGGAGTGCATCTCGAGTGTCTGAGTTGAACGGATCATGTGACGTTTGACTCGAAGACCATCCTCAAGAGACCAGACGGTATCTCCTGCCTTAGCTGCCTCAGAAGGACTTGAATACAGAATGTCATCGTAGAGAGTCTTTAAGAGAACGTTATATCCCAGTTCATCTTTGACAATTCTCAAGTGCTTTCTAGCTAGCTGACGTTCTACTGAGAAGATAAAGATCGAGATGTCTGGATAGTTCAGGATATATTGGATTGATAACCACTTTGTTCGAAGAGTACTCTTGCCTCTTCCTCTTCCACTACAGTCCAATCCACCGCCTAGTTCTCGCTGACGTTCATATTTGCGACATGTATCAATAAAGTTATTATGATAATAGAACCTAGTTTTCGTCTGAGAGTGTAGAGTATCTTTATCAGAACCAATAAAGTTAACAAGGAAGAAGAGATCATGTCTACCATACCAACGGTAGAGATCAACCCATTCATCGAGAGATCTGGCTTTAACTGAATTGAGCCACTCGGTCAACTCGTCGTATTCTTCAATCGTTGACGGTATCCAGAACTGGCTCATTCACGATCTCCGCTTCAATGATGTTTTCTGCTGGTGGAAGATATTTCTTTTGTCTCTCAACCAAGAAAGCATCCTGCTCAGTCTTCAGTCGGGCGAAGAGTTCTCCCCTTGTCTGGGCGCTAAGCTGATGCTGGTGATTGATTGTTCCCTTGTGGGTCATCTCTATCTGTTTTCCCCATCTCTTAGGGTCTAATTTTTCTAGGGCTTTAGTAGCTACCCATACCTTTGACTGAGTGGTCTTTGCGCTCTCTATATCCTTGAAGTTATCTTCATGGAGAGCATCTACAACCATCTGTTCCGCTCGAGAAGCAATCGTAAGCTCAGTTACCTTGACCATTCTTGCAAAATCTTTATCGTAGCTTGAATACTCAGGATCAAGCATTTGATAGATGGTATCAAATGAGTATGGAGTTACACTGGCGGCCTTAGCTCGGTTTAGGTTAAACTTGACAAGAGCCTCACAATAACCTTCTTGCCAGGACTTATCTCCATCATCGTTCCTTGGCCTACCTGAGTTTGGTTGACTCATACCTGGACTATTCCTTTCCAGAAACTCATTGACTATAGTTGCGAAATCCTTGTCTAACTTCTTCCATTTCCAGATATCGTTATAGTACGTCCGCCAATGATCTTCTCCACCGTACTGCTTGCAGATCTTGATTAAACCAGTATGGGATAAGGATTGGAGGTCATTTGCCACCCGCTCCTTATCCCATAGAGGATGCCTCTGAGGAGGATTAGCTGGAACTAATCTCACCCTTACTTAGCCTTCTTGACTTCCTTAGTAGGCCCAATAGGAACCCACGACTTGCGCTTATGATCACCAATACGAGGATTAGTTGTTCCCTTCTCTCCAGCCCCAACAAGAGGATTTGAAGAAGCTACATCCTTGACTGTGTTTGGATCCTTGAAGCTAACAACTCCCGACTTTGCTTTCTCTTGCTTTGAGGGAAGAAAGCCTGCTCCCTTACCACTAGTTAGTTTGCTTGATCCTTGTGCCATGACTTTCTCCTTTATTAATTAAACTGCCTCAACCAGTTCCAGGCTGATCTCTTCGAGCTTGCATTCGTCCCTCTGAAAATTGACTGGAGATATTCTCCAACCAAACCTCTTACCTGCTCATCTGTATACTGTGCATATTGTGGATCCTGTGTAATGAATGGAAACATCTGAGTTATCTGTTGTCTTGTAGCTCTTGTAAAGAATCCCGACTGGGGATTCGTTAGCATGTTCATAGCATACTGAGATTGCTCGGCTCCACTTCCTACAGTTCCAAATCGCTCCAAGAGGGTGCGAAGCATGTTCGGGTCTGCATTGGGATTGTTCATCATTGACTGAACATTAGCTCGAGCAATTGCCTGGGCTTGCTGTGGAGTAGCGTTTGCCCATCCCTGGTCTTGTGCCAGCCAAGGCATTAACTGGAGAAGATCGTTCTGATCAAAACCTTGGAAGATCGGACCATCGAGAGCTTGAGTAAGTTGAGCCCTATAGTCTTGACCTGGAGGTACTTGATTATGATCTCCTGGAGTGCGAGGAGTCGTAGGAGCATCTGGTCCCGTTACTTCTCCGTATGTTTCCTGCCATCGACCACCCCACCATATGTATCTTTTGGTCCCATCGGTAGAGGCTCTAATCTCTCCCTGCCCTGTTCCTGGTGTGGTAGGGGCTAGAGAGTTAGGAGGAATAACTGGATCAACAGGATCGATAGGATCAGGAGGAACAACTTGGTTAATTAATATCCATTGGCTTCCACTCCAGCGATACTGCTTCCCATCTGTGCCAGTAGCCGTTTCTCCTAGCTCAGTTCCCTGATGGGTAGGAGGACCCTTAACTTCTGGAGGCTTGGTTGTTGTTTGACGATTGACTGATTGACGAAATGGATCATTAGGAGCAACCACAGGAGGAACCACAGGAGGCTTAACATCATCACCCTTAGCTCCAAATAAAGTGTTTGGCTTTTGGGTTGACGGATTGTATGTATCTGCCTGAGTAGACGGCTTCTGTTGTTGACCAGGAGGAATAACTGGTTGAACAGGTTGTCCCCCAGGATTAAGGCTTGAAGGACGTTGGAACCCTCGTCCCCAGTTTTGATATCCATATCCCATTATTTTCCTCCTTCCTGATACTTCTTGATGTAGTCTTGTAAGAATGGATTATCTTCTGCTAGCTGTGGTTTGTTCTGAAGCCAATATTGAGTCTCTCTTCCTCGAGGGCCACCCAGGATTTGCTGTTTACGGTCCTTATTAAAATCACCAACGCCTTGTTCGTAAGCTGAAGGACCTGGGTTAGCTTGCTCATAGCTTGCTCGGATAGCATCCTGGGCCTTCTTGATTTGATCAGTCCACTTCTGATCAGTATAGGTATCATTGTAGAAGGTATTAGGATCAGATTGCGAGGTATCATATTGAGGCTGTGTCATTCCTTGTCCGGACATCATGCTACGAAATAGATCCATTAAGCTTGAATAACCACCACTCAGATCTCCGGCCTGATCAAATGCAGCGCGATTATTGGCGCTAGGAGCTCCCATGTTTGTTCCATCTGGACCCGGCATGTTCTGATGTGTTCCTTGTGGATTGGAAGATGTTCCTGCTGACTTGATGTTCTTCATTCCAGCCCCATCCGCCGCTGGGATGGTTGCTGGTGTACCTCCACCGCCCGTGGTCCCGCTCTGTGGAGGAACATATGGTCTATCCCATGAGCCCCCCCTGGCATCATCAGCGGTTACTCGATAACCATTATTAGCAATCGCGGGGAAGAAGGCAGCTAGTGCATCTCTAGCATTCCAGTCCGTAAACTGGTCTCCATAGATTACTTGATTCATATCAACTACTCGTTGGTTATAATCAGCGCTTCCTTCTCTAGTCCCAAGAATAGCTTGCATCAACTGTTGAAGTTGATTTTTGGTATCGTTGGAGATCTGGTTGTTTCCCCAGAGCATCTCACTGAATCCCTGTCCGTTATATGCCATTGCAGATCTCCTCAGACTTGTTTGCTTTTATAGGAACTCCCACCACTTATCTTTGCGTGGTGGTTGTGGATTTGGAGATATTACTGGTGGAACTACTTCAACCGGAGTGATAGGTTGTGGTGGAAATCGAACATCAACTCCATCAGGCCCCCAAGTGAAATCAAGAAGATCTATCCCACCCGGAAGAATCATACGGTGTGGAGATCCATACTTACCATCTGATCTTTCGCATACAACAACACGATTCTCATCAACCCAAGCTCGACCAGGAGAAATCCATTCCTCACCTTTTCCTGCATCTCGCCAGCCTGGATCAGCATAAAGACCATTCACTATTCCTGAGTTATGCCATTGAGAACAGGCATATAGATGAGGAGTAGAACTACCTCTTCCCACTGGGCATACTGTCCATACACCTTCGGTAGTTTGACAAACTCTGATTGGAACCTGGGGACACCAAACTCTCAGGTTATCTAACCCTACAGAATAATCCCCAGCAAGGATGTTGTTTAATACATTCTTATCAACTTCCAATAGCCACGAAGGAACTTGACATCCTCTCTCTACGTCTTTCTCCTGGCAATCATCAACTGGATTCTTAAGTGACAGGTTTAACCAAATTGTAGGTGTTGATATAGATAACCAATCATACCAAGTTCCAGTAGGTACATTATTCTTCTTTGCGTCATTCGCACTCATTCTTGAATCGGCTCTATCGCCTGCCCAAGCACAATAGTTACCTGACCATTTGACAAAACTTCCATCTCCTACCTGAACTCCAGCAATAGCTATACGATGATCTCGAATAGATCTTCCTGGACTTTTACCAGAAGCGAAAGCAGCTAGGGTCACAAATGCCAACATCCAAGAATACGCTTCCGAGGCAAGGAAAAACCATCCCATTCGAATAGCTATATCAAACACAATCCTCTTTGGCATGAAGTGCCAAGATGGATATGTTCTTCCAGCCATCTCAATACCCATGAAGTTCTTACGTTCCCATTCGAACCTTGCTGTCCACCAGTTCTTCCAGGATTCAATTGCAAGCGGATCATTGGTATTAACAGCATTACAAAGAGCAAGGGCTGCTGCTAATTGGGGCAGATTCTCACTCCCCCATCCATGCGTCTTCTCTGCCTCGAGATCTTTAGCATAGATATCTGGAGAGATACTCTTGCCCCGAAGAGCATCAGGAATTGCCGGAATCATCTTGACTTCACCGCCCATATAGAACTCCTTACTCACAAACAAATGCTGAAGTATCACCTACTGCACGAGGAAGCTCACCTCCCGGATTTAGATAAGACCTATGGTTTCCCATACGATCCTCAACATTAACCCTGTAAGCCATATCAGTTGCAGCGGCCATGAATACCCAGTAGTGGCCGTTTACGCCGCATCCATCAAGTACCTTAATCATCAACTCAAGGTTATCGTCTTGGTCGTAGTAGAAGAATCCTGTATCCAATCTAAATGGAAGTGCCTTAGCTTGACGACGTTCCCCGGCAGGAGTAACCCAGCTCATCGTCACCTTGAACTCTGCTTTGTTCAGACACAAAGTTGTCGCGTTCGAACACGATGGCGGATCAATCGGTGGATCGACAGGCGGTTCTGGGGCAATGATTCCAAGAGTCTTGGCCATTGGGAGGAAGTATGCTCTGAATACTCCAGCGTCACACCCTCCACCAGCAAGGGTGAAACGCTCAATATCCATGAAATCTTGGATAGTAACTACATACGAAAGATTCCCGACAAGATTGAGTGGATTGCTAGGATGACGAATCACAGCTTCGACAGCCCATAACTGTCCAAACAATTGCTCTCCGCCGCAACCGCCACTACCACAAGGAGATCCGTTTGCACATGCCTGCCAAAACTTGTAGCGTCCAAAGTGTTGCTTAGCAGCATCAGGGCCGTGAGGATCAGTTATCGCTACAGATAAGTCTACCGGACCAGTGTTTATGCCCTGTGCGGCGGCGTGTGTATATCCAATGGCATTCATCGCTGATGGTAAATCTGGATACCACGAAAACGCAGGAAACGAAACAAACAAAAGGATGAAGCAGATTGCTAGCTTTCTCATTAAATCTCCTTTCAATTAATCCCCTACGTCGGAGGTTCCGATAGCACTCAGCAAGGCGGCAAGTTCTGCCATCTTTGTTTCTCTGTGTCCCTCTGCCTGTTCTGATCGAATAGCATTCTGCACAAATTCTCGGAGAGCCCGATTAGCAGCTACCAGCCGAGTCTCTGGATTCGCGACGGATTGGCCGAGTTGCACTTCCGTACACTGTGCCACCGCGACCATCGCGGTAGAGCAGGTGACGTTGGCGGTCCAACCAACTGACTTCGCCAGGGCGGTGATGGTCTGCGCCCGCGCATCTCCTGCGAGCTTGAGGTAGAGGAGATCCTGCGTGGTGTCCGCGCAGAGATTCTGGTTGACCATGACGGAGTTGCACTGCTTGACTCCGGCGAGGGCAGGCGCAGCGAGGAGCGCCAGGAGGAGGACGAGAATCAGTTTCTTCATGGCTTGGCACTCCTAGAGCATGGTGAGGGCGGTACAGTTCGTGGCGAAGACGAAGAGCTGAAGATCCCCTGTGACAGACAGGGAGTTGTTGAAGCTCGCGGTCGCGGTGAAGGTCGTGGTCGCCACCGTCCCCGACCACGCATCGCAGGCCGCGTTACAGCCGGTTCCGTGAACCGACTCTGAGCTGTCCGTGACCGCTCCGGTGACGGTTCCGTCGTCGTTGATGACGCCGATGGTGGCGCGCCCGGCATGGACCGCCGTATCCGTCGCGTCCGTCACCGTGTAGATGTAGGCGACCTGCACGGCGCAGGCGGTGTCCTGAGTCGGCAGAGAGACGGTCAGTAGGTTGACCGGCGTGGCGTCGGCCATCGCCAAGTGCCCGGTGCGGAAGGCCACCCGCGTCCCGGCAACCGCTCCGAGAGGAGCGGAGACGAAGGCGGCGATGAGGAGAAGGATGAGAAGTCGTCGCATGGTCTTAGGCTCCGTCGAATGTCCAGTTGCCGATGATCGTGGTGGCGACCCACTCGGTCGCGTTGATCGCTACGAGCGTGATCGCCGCACCCTTTTCACCGGAGTTGTTGATGTACCCGGCGACCGCGCTCTCCTGCTGGAACAGCCGGATCGTGTCGCCCGCCGCAGCGGTGATCCGTAGTCCGTCGGTGTCCTGCACGATGAACGTGAACTGCAAGCCCGCAGCCGCAGTCGGCAGCGTGTGGTAGTTCAGGGCCGTCGCGCCTTCGTTGGTGAGAGTCTTCCCCTGTTCAGTCGAAACCAAGATGTTAGGCGACCCAACTCCAGCCGTGTTCGCCTCAACAGCGTTGACCTGGAAGGCTCCGTCGTAAGCCGGAATGGAAAGGACGCCATCGGAGGCGCTTACAGAGAGAAGCCTAGTACCACTAGTAGTGATGAACCCAATTGGGTATGTGGCGATATTTAGCAGGAGTCGAGTATCTGACTGGAGATTTCCTGCCACCGTCATCGCTCCCGCCGCGCTCACCGTGACCGCCCCCGCCACCTCGTCCGACCCGTCGAGCGTGAGAATCGCTGTGGGGCCTTCGCCCTTGAGCACCAAGTTCTGATCGTCGGCTGCGGTGCCTGCGGTTTCGGTGGTGATGGTTGAAGCGCCATCCGTAGATGCAAGGGAAAGGCGGGCGTAGTTGGTGAAGGAGGGGTAGGCGTCTGCGGTTCCGTACACCCGGAAGGTGTTAGAGAGATTTGCTGACGTTCTCCTCAACGCCAAAATACTGGTGTCGTCTCGGTAGAGATTCAGGGTCGTTGCACCCCCCGAACTTCCCCAAGAGAACGGGAGAGTTGGATCTAGGGAGAGTCCGTTCGTATCGCGCAAGTTCATGCGGAAAACACCGGCATAGGAAAAACCTAGCGCCGATGATTCCGCGTCGTAATACATCCCGGTCCCGGCATGACTGGCGACCGAAAAAGACGCGGCACTAGCTGATCCGTCACCCGCCCTAATAGCCCCCGCCGCACTTACCGTCGCGCTCCCCGCCGTCGCTACGCTCCCGTCGAGAGTGAGCGTGTCGGCTGCGCCGGTGCCGCCGATGATGGAGGTCGCGCCGGTGATCGCTCCGGTGGTGTCTGCGATGGTCACGGCGGAGCACTGGAGCGTGTTCGGGGTGGTCGTGTCGTTGCGGAGCACTACGTTGTCACCACACGCGACTGCAGGACCGAGTACCGTAAGTGGATCTGAGCCACCAGTCGATGGATTGATAGGAGGCCCTGGCGGTTGAGCCAAGGCCATTCCTGTCACTAGAATTAATAAGAGTGTACTAAACAATAGTTTCATCAGAACACTCCTTATGCCCCAACCACAACAGGTGCGTTTAGTCCAAACCATCCACATGAGACAATAGAACCTGCGGCTGCTGGAGCGAAGAAGGTCAAGACATCTCCTGGAGCCACTCTGAATAAGGCAGTTCCACTAAGATAAAGACTTCCCTTTCCATCATCCATGTCGGCTACTACAATTGCAGCCACAATCACTCCAGATGCAACCCTGAACCATACTGGAGAGGTTACTGTAATCAATACCGATCTAGCCCCAGTCGGGACTGTGATAGTCCCGGCCTCACCAGCGGCTAGTACCTCAGCATCAATCCATTCTGGAATAGGAGAAATTTCTACTTGAGTCTTTGCTAGGAATCGTGACATGACTCACTCCTTACGCGAACGACGCAGGAGAAGCCCCGCTACGACCATCTAAAAGAAGGAGTCCACGAACTCGGATCGTACCAGAGGCAGCCGTTGCTGCACTTGTTGTCGTGTCCATGCAGAGATACTTGTTTGAGCAATCATAACTCAGCATGCCCTCACCCTTACTATCTACTCCACCGCCCTGACCAGCCGTACCACCAGTTAAGAGTGCCTGACCAACGGTTGTTCCATCATGGAGACTAAGACTGTACGCGTGGGTTGGAGTCCCATGTGTATCAATATCAGTTAGAGTGGCCTCGAGCTGAGCTACTCGGCAATTGTCGGGGAACTTAAATAGAAGAAGAAAATCATCATCCTGAATAGAAGTTGAGGCGACAGTGATTGCTCCCGTGTCAAACGGAATTAATCCAAACTTCTCACCGGGAGCCGAGTTCTTGTGTGTGATGAACCTACGAATAGCGCGGATAACCGGGGCTGCTCCGAAACCTGCTAGTGTTGATGTGATAATAGCCATGATGATCTCCTTTGTTGTTGACTAAAAAGCAAAAGCCAGAGTTCATACCCTGGCTCGCTTTATACCATAATTTCCACCCATGGTCAAGGTAGAAGGATTGGTGACTTGAAAGCTTCTAGTCGTTTTCTATCTACCTTGACTACCATGTAGCAATCTGTTCGCTCGGTGGAACCATTAAGATTCTTTGCCCAACTGTCGGGAATGCTCAAGACCAATCGCGCATGCCTCTTTAAATTCTGTCTTGCAATCTCCGGTTCCATCAAACCTATGGGAACGACTACGCAATCCTTTGGATGGTAAAGAATACTTTCCACCAAGAAGGTTGCTAGCTTATTCGGTGAAGAAGGTGCGTTGGACAATACGTTCTGCGGCTTCAGAGGCTTCATTCACGACCTCGATATCGGGCTTCTTCCCGGAATTTACTTTGGCAAGGACAAGAGCTAGAGTGATTTCCTTCATCCATTCACTCTTAATGCAAGGATAGTTTGCAGGTGAAATCCAGGGAATATCAACAACCTCAATCCCTGGCTTTGGTGAGACTGCGGTTGAAGTCAACGTCTCAACTACTTTCTTTGGTCTTCCCATTATTGGAGGTCTCCTGCTTCAAACTTACTTAAGTCATTGACATCTACCGGGATTTCTTCTTGGTCTGAATTTAGTTCGATATCTACCTTGATAGAGACTCCCCCTTCAAAGAAGACCTCACTCTTTCCATCTCCTGCGGGAACCTGGATAAAGAGAACCTTGTCAGAGTTAATTCCGGTTGCACTGCCATCCTTATTCTTGAAGAAAGTAATCATCAACACCCACCCTTCTTTCCGCCCTTCTTGGGATTAGTCTTCTTGCCTTTTACCATTTCCGCAAATAGCTCGCCTTTGGATGGTTTCTTTTTAGCCATTCCATTCTCCTTGACTTAGCTTTGTCATTGTCCCGTCCTTGTGGCTGATACTGACATTTCGTAGTGGGATCCCTCGCCTGATGATCTTCTCGAGGCAATGAGCGCAGGGGTAGGCGCTACCAAGCTTGCCATTGTTGAGAAAACGAAGGAGGACCAACTTGATCTTCCGACCATCGATATCATGCGGAATCTTTGATAGGCAGTGTGCTTCTGCATGGCGACCGTGAGTTATCTGCCTATTGGGCTGCATACGTGTACACTTTGGATCCGTCTTCAAACTATTCCACCCAACGTAGGGCGTGGATCCAACCCAAGCAATAGAAACAAAGAAATACTCCTGCTCCTTCTTAGCCTTCTTTAGAGCTTCGTCTATAGACTTCTGAAGAATCAAGTTGGCCCCCTCTTCGTCCTATTCAGTACTGGTGGGCTAGGTGGGACTCGAACCCACAGAAAGTTCGTTTTGAGCGAACCATGTCTGCCAATTGCATCACACGCCCATATTGGTTGTGGAGGCGGGAGTCGAACCCGCTTCAAAGTGCTTATGAGACACTCGCATGTACCGCCTTGCTCCTCCACGATATATCAGCGCCCAGAGGGTGGAGTCGAACCACCACAGTGATCAGCTGCGCATCCTAGCCTCTGGACATAAAGATTGGTAGCTTTCCAGGGATTCGAACCCTGAACATCTTGCTTCTGAGGCAAGCTCCTCTGCCAGTTGGGATAGAAAGCCGATGGTGGACACGAAGGGTCTTGCACCCTCATCTCCTACCTTGCAAGGGTAGTATTTTCCTATTAAACTACATGCCCAGAAAATGGGCCGGGGTTATTTTAGCACCCACCCCGACTGGGGGCCGCGAGACTCTATATCAGGAGTCCGCTCGCAAATGGCGAGTCCGGAAGGAATCGAACCCTCTCGTCAGCAGTTTTGGAGACTGCCCGGCTACCTTAGCCTCGTACTCAACACAGAGAGGGCGCTAGGAGCTACCGGATGGCTCTACCATCCTCTCGGTCATCGCCCTGCCGGCAATTCCCTCAGTTTGGCGGAAGACGAGTGATTCGAACACTCTGCCCGAATAACGGGCACTCCTTAGCAGGGAGCTTGGCTAGCCATGGCCCTGTCTTCCTAATTTGGTGGCAAGTGTAGGAATCGAACCTACCATATCCTGCTTGTAGGGCAGGTGCCTAAGACCAATCGACCTACTTGCCTAATTGGGGTGACGGATGAGGATTGCGCTCATACCGGGAGCTTCACAGGCTCCTGCTCTTCTACTTGAGCTACCGTCACATTTGGCAGGCCATACCGGACTCGCACCGGCTTCCTCTCGCGTGACAGGCGAGAATTTCGACTCTTCAAACTATGGCCTATATATTGGTGGATGAGGTAGGACTCGCACCTACGTTGTTTCTAATGTCGTGGATTTACAGTCCACTGCGGTCGCTGCTGCGCCACCCATCCATGGAGGAAGAAGAGGGATTCGAACCCCCATACCCTTTCAGGTTCGCCAGTTTTCGAGACTGGTGCATTCGCCGTTCTGCCATTCTTCCATTTGAGTTGGTCCGAATGAGAGGATTTGAACCTCCATTATGCCCGGCCCCAAACCGGGAGCCATGCCAAGTTAGGCGACATTCGGATGAGAAATAGTGGACGTCTTGGGACACACCTCCAAAACGTCCGTGGCAATAACCGCCGTCAGATTAGAGATGCAATCAGAGGTCCGTTCTGGCCTGTTGTTATGGGAGTATCAGCGACTCCCCTAATAACGCCGTAGCTTTCAAGGGCTTACTTCTTCTCCTTCAGCGTTATTAAAGATTGGTGCCCCCCGATGGATTCGCACCACCGACGCCTTCCTCTTCAGGGAAGCGCTCTACTCCTGAGCTAGGAGGGCAGATAAGAAAGTATTCATTGATCCAATAACCACCAAGAGCCAAACGTCCGTTAACAACAAGGTCCTCTGATCCCTCAACAGTCTCAACGTTGTTTCCGGCTTCTTTGACTAGTCTCCTGATGAACGAGTCTCTAAGGTCATACCACCAACCTCCTAGCTTTGGATCCATCGTACTTTCTCCTAAAGATTACTCTGGCAGCGTGCTTCCAGTACACTAATAGGCTTTACCCTTAATGGGACCTTGCGGACTTGAACCGCTCTTCTGCCTTCGTAGATTGGTGGGCTCACAGGGAATCGAACCCCGGTGGGCTGGTTAAGAGCCAGCGGTTCTGCCACTGAACTATGAACCCACATAAGATTGGCGGATTCTCTAGGGATCGAACCTAGCTAGGGCAAGTTAACAGCTTGCTACCATCCCAGATGGTTAAGAATCCTGGAGCGAATGACCCGATTTGCACGGGCTCCCTACGGTTTGGAAGACCGAGATGCTACTGTTGAACACCACATTCGCATGAAGATTGGTGACCCCGCGAGGACTCGAACCCCGACAAGAAGCTTAGGAGGCTTCTGCACTTTCCCGTTATACTACGGGGTCTTTGGTAGGAGAGAAGGGAATTGCACCCCTGGCCTTCGCCTTATCAGAGCGCTGCTCTACTCACCGAGCTACTCTCCTATATAAACATTGGAAGCCCCGGGTGGACTCGCACCACCATCCCATCGCTTCAGAGGCGAGAATCCTACTTTGAACGACGGGGCTTTAAAGATTGGAGTCCTGTAGTGGAGTTCAACCACTCTCTCACTGTTTTGCAAACAGCAGCCTGGACGCTCGGCCAACAGGACCTAGTTTACTTTTCCTTTGGTTTCTTTTCTAAGAAAATATTCTTCTTGGTGGGCTCGAGTCCTACTGACGAACCTCCGAAACTTCCGAGACCCGGCGTTAGTCCGCCAGTCTCCTTCTTCTTCCCGGCTCCTTCCTTAGGTGGCCTCTTATTTCCAGCAATCTTGGTTGGGGGTTTCTTGCCGATGTTGGCCTTCACTTTGACTTCTGCCATCTTTCTCATAGAAGGAATCTCCTTGAAAAGTGTAAAGATTGGAGTCTCTAGAGGGATTCTAACCCCCACCTGGATGGTTCGTAGCCACCCGCTCTTTACAGTTAAGCTATAGAGACTTAATAAGATTGGTAACGCAGGAGGGACTTGAACCCTCTAGGTCTACCTTGAGAGGGTAGGTGCGCGGCTCTTTGCATTCTGCGTCATGGAGCCCCACTCAGGAATCGAACCCGAACTTCAGCCTTACGAGGGGTGCGTTCTGCCGTTAAACTATAGGGGCTTACCTACATATTAGAAGGGTGAGTCAATTATCAAAGAGTTGGTTGCGGGAGAGGGAATTGAACCCCCAGCTGCAGTGTATGAGACTGCCATGCTGCCATTGCACCATCCCGCGTTAGAAACTCAAAGAACATGTTAAAGCTACTGAATTGTTTCTGAAGGGTTCTTCGTAGTCGGTTACTGCTCCGAGTCCTACAAAGTATCTGCCCTTCTCATACTCTAACACTGGTACTTTCACTTCTATTCCAGCTGACTTCATTCCTACCAGACCCGCGAGAATGATCGGAAGTTTCCATCGCTTGTACTCGTAGATCTGAACCGATACTCCCTTATCTCTCTCAATCATTCCGTCACTTACGTAAATCCAATAAGCCTTTGCTGGCGTGAGGCCCGTCTTCGAAGTAATCCATTCCGAGATCTTCTTCGCTACGGTTCGTGCGTCTCGGAACGCTAATCCATACGCACGGATCTGTTCCCTCAACTCCTCATTAAAGTCAGACATTGGTATTCGGAATAGCACGCCTGATGAAGTAGGCTACTAAGAAGCCAAGGATAATGTTAAGAGACTCGAGAACCTCTGGAGGTAACACAATACCAGCGTACCTGTTGAGTGCAGCCGCGATAAGATTGACCAAGATAGCAATAACTGAAACTGTCTTGGCTCCCGAAACCCCGGTAGTGCTTACATTGTCATTCTTCTTGAAGACGGACTTAATAAGTTCCCACATTAGTTTCTTCCTCCCTGGTTTTCTCAATCTTTGTCAGCCAAAGATCCTTGATTTCATAACACAAAGTCGACAGAAGCACAAGGACAGCGTTACGCTCCTTCCTGGCCTGGACTTCTAGATCTTTGATCTGGCTCATGTCGATACTGACCCTGGCTGGGTAGCTTCTAAAGCGACATTCCGCCTTGTTTGAGCATATTACCATAGCATGAACTAGATTGTCAATGGAAGATATCTTATATTTAAGAATTCCACCACATTCAGGACATGGACGGAGCTTTTTTTCCCACTTAGTCTTCATTCCTGGTGGTATCTTCATCCTCATCCCCCATCTCTAGCTGGAGTATGGTCGAGTTTACATCTGAATTATGCCAATTTGTGTCAATGAAGAAGCGGAGAGATCTCCAGCCAGTGAAATTGGCATACCTGTCTCGTCCAAATACCGGCTTTGCAATATGTTCGAACGGACTCATGTGCTTATTCTTGTACAATCTCCTCGCCAAGTCTAGATTCTGCTCAAGAGTGAACTTTTTCTTGGCATTGTAAGAGATTCTAGCACAATATGCCACGGATTCGACCAGATTCGAAGGACATGTCAAGATTTGAGACCCACAAAAGGGGATATGCCAACCATACTCAATGATTTCAGGGGTAGAAACATTCATAACTTCTCTGATTCTACGAGCCAACTTCCTCATTTCCGGGTGGGCTTCCGGACTATCCCTCAAATTGAAGAAGTTTTCCCAGTCTGTTGCCGTCACAAGCACAGTAATGTACTGGTAGGGTAGTAGTAAGTAGTTAATAAACTGCTTATGGATCCCCAATCCCTCTAGAGATTTACAAGTTTCAATTGTTTTCTCGATTCCTTCTATCCACAAAGACTCAGCTTGCTTCTGGAGAGTCTCTGGTAGAGGTGTATCACTGCTCATACCCCTCTTCTCTTGATCGAAAACATTCGGGATATAGTAATTATCCCTTAAATCAGCAAGAATTCTCTCCAATGGAATAGCCCTATTCGAGGAAGCATTCCTACTAAATGCCCTATGGGTTAGAAACTCATCATGGATGATCCTTGGATAAACAAGCTTTAAGGTTGTTATTCTCTGGTCAAAGATAGATACTGAGTCCCTTACCAATTCTACGGAAGTCTGTCCCATTATTCTTCTTCCTTAGGAGTATAAGTGCTACAATCTACATCATTCAGGTAGATCTTTGGTAGGTATCTTTCATAATCAGCCATTAAGTTACACAACCAGATAGGTAAAGTATTTGTATAAATAGGATATTCACATACATTCTGACTACCACCATCTCCTAATACTTTAGCATTAAACCATTTACAACTAGTACATCCTCTCTTCCCTTCTCTCATACTAGTATCTCCTCTAAGTAGTTAGTTGTTTTTGTATCCTGTATACCTTATATAACCATACTTATACCTCTTTATTCCATACTAACCAAACAACCATACTTAAGTAGTAATCCATACTATATAAGTATACTAAAGTATAATCCCTTCCCTCCGGGGGCAGGGTGATTGTAGCATACACGACCCCCAAAAACTCAAGGGCTTGCTCAAGAAAATTATGGGAATAATCTTACTGCTATCATGGTTACCTTGTATACAAAAAGAACAACTCGCGGTAGCTCGTTGTTCTCTCAGTCTCACTAACCAAAAGGAGCTTCTTCCATGCCCTCGACCTCCCCATTCGGCCCTGCCCCAAAAGGCTATCCATTCCTGCTTTTCTGGAACGAAGCCGACCGTTCCTTCGCCCTTCCTGAGGATCCATTCCAGGATGGCTATTCCCCAGTCTTCACGACCCGCTACACCGGCCTCAAGATCAGGACGGCTCTCCTGGCCGGGCAGACTCCACTCATGAATAATCCCACGGTCACTCCCTACACGAATCCCAACCGCAACCCTACGACCTTCTCGGTCCTTCGGCTCCAAAGGGGGAGGAGGAAGAAGATCCAGATGCCTCTAGTAAGCGAATAAAGGCCCCTTCCTGACACGATCTCCCCTTAGGAGGTATCCTCATATGCCTTTCACCAGATCGAACCCTACAGAGCTTTATACACTTAAATGTCCGGGGTGTGGGATGGAAGCCCCAGTGGAAATTCTCCTGGCGATCTCCCATCACCTTGATTTTGTTGAAGTCATGTGCAGTAAATGTAACTGGACCGGGACCGGAATTAGATGGATCGAGGCCCCTCCCTACCAAAAGGACCAAGAAACATGGCCGAATCTCAGCTCTCCTCCCTCCAAGAACAAGCTATCGAACTGGTTAAAGAAGCTTCTAAAGTTTCTATCTCCATTCCACCACACGGCAAAGCTAAACCAAACATCATCCTCATGACTATTGAACTGGAGATCCCTAATGGAAAAGCCAAGTGAAGAAATCAAGCCAGTCCCTCTCGTTGGGCTACCCGAAGATCGGTCAGCTCGCAGTAGCTCGCTGCCCGAGAAACCCCCTTCTGAAAAAATTAAAGTAGACCAGTTTCGAAAGACTACCACCAGATCCAAAAAGGAGAAAGTATGAAGAAGACTACGATTGTCGAATCCAAAGTAGATGCCTACTACTGCGATGTCTGCGAGAAAGAACTGACTCCTCCTCTTATTTTCAAGCCTACATTCCTTGTAGAAGGAGACTACTGTAGAGATTGCTTGAGAGAACTTAAGATTGCTGTTGAATTGAAAATCGGGCAGATCAAGATGGGGCTTTTCTTCAAGAAAGTGCACTTCAAGCCAGTCCTCTCATATAGTGATGAGGCTCTGAAGTTCTGGATCGAAGCAGCCAAGGGACATGGAGGATACGGCCCTTTGCTTGACAGAATGAGCGGCCCCCCGTGCGCGAGAAGTGAATCCAGGTGAGGGGTCATGGGTCTCCTCCCACAGGTTGGATGGGCTCATGGCCCCCCTAGCCCCCCACCCCCTCTTGAACTTGCTTACTACCACACACTAGCGTAGCGTGACAGTACCACCGCCAACTACCACTACCAACTACGACTGCATACATAGCGTAGTGAAGTCCATTGCATACCAAGACTAAGTACGACTGCAAGACTACGACTGTCATGCTTGCTTAAGGGAAGGGGATGACTACGACTGTTCATGAAGTGATGGGGATATCTGCTGCCAATACATATCAGGATACCGTGCGGGGAGAGGTGATCCATCACCCTCTACCTAGCCAACGACTCTTGCTCACTCGACGCTTTCGGTTACTCAGCCATACCATACAGCAAGACGACCTACACTGCTCCCCCCCTTGAGAAGGCGAAGGGGGTGAGTGACTTACCACTCGCCCAAGCAGGGAGAGCAGCCATGGAAAACCAGGTGAGCTTGAGTGAGGTACAGGAAGTCTCGCCCGAAGTGAACGAAATGTGCGAGAACATTCGGTTCCAGGCGAACAACGAGCCGGAACCGGATCCCCTCCTGACTCTCGAGGCGCTGGCGAGCGTCCAAGTGGATCGGATCAGGCTCGACGCGCTGAAGCACGAGGGTCTCCGCTACATGAGGCTCCACCTTCGGAGTGGCGTGATGGTTGTCGATCCCTTCTCTGACCAGGGCGCTCGGAGGATCCTGAACGTGCTGAAGTCCCCTCGCTTCGTGAACGTGGTCATGTGGACCTGGACTCGGATGTACGTCCAGGCTGCGTTGAAGGCCAAACAGCAGGACAACCAATAGGAGCCGTCAAGATGTTCATCTCAAAGCGTATAAAGAGGATCTTGCAGTACCTCACAGACTTCGTCACGATCATCGGCTTTGCGAGTCTGCTGGGATTCGCCACGTTCGTCACCGGAGCGTTCTGGTCGGGAGTTCTCGACCCCACCCACAACATGAGCTTCTTCCAGAAGGCAGGCTTGATTACAGGCGGAGTGACGATGTCCTCCATCGCATTCATCTGGGTGGCAGAACAGATTGGCTGGATGAGGGACAAATAAGACAAAACCAGGGCCGGGCATCCCTCGTGGTGCTCGGCCTTTTTTTATGTACTGTCAAGAACCGGATTGCAAGCCCAAAGCAGTTTGACTAGGCACGGCCACCAGCCACGCAAAGGAATACAGAGAATCATTGCCTTAAGGTAACGGAGAAGAAAAGACGTCTTGCTCTGTCTCCCCCCTATCCTAGTGTAGGGGGGGGTTCTCCCTCTCTTCTACTCTTTCTGGCCAGCTTAGGAGGGCTGGCAAACGATGAGAGACACGATTTGGCGAAAGTGGGGCACACTCGCCAAGGCACATCCAACCTTGAACTTGATCATATTCATCAATCTTGTTGATTGCGCGGTCAAGACAGAGCTGGCAAAGCCATACTCATACTGGGTTACGATAACCCGCTTGAGCACAGAGAGGGGATACAAGTCAATCCACTGTGGATATTTCTCCAAAGTCACCAATTATGAAGAACTCTTCAACATCTACAGAACTCTCTCCAGCTGGGAACGAGGAGAAGATGTCAAGGACAAGATCTTCGAAATATTCGGCCCAGACTACGGAAGACTGATCTGGGAAGGCACGGATGAATTCGATCCAATCCCATCCGAAGACGAGAAGCAGCTGGATACTCCAATGGAGTCAAACTGATGCTCATCTCCGACTCCTTCATCCGTCAACTTAGCGAGAGACATCATCTCGAAGTGGAAGATGATGGTGGCACAGGATGGCGGGAGTACGACCACGAGAAAAACAAGAAGTCATTCACCCCTGTCAAGGCGAAGAGAATCCAAAGCTTCTTCCGCTACAAGGAGATGAACAATGCCTACCAACTGCGCTAAGTGCAGACTCAGACTCGAAGAACCTGGACTCGGAGTTGAGTTCTACCACGATCTCGAAGACCCTTCCATCCTCATCTGCTTCCATTGCTTCAGGGAGCAAGAGCCTGCAATCAACGACGAGGCTCCAAGCCAGGAGAAGTTCCTGCCGGGATCGAAGGGACAGTACGCCAAGAAGGTTCGCCCGTTCAAGAAGACCCGACGCATCAAGCCGGAATACAAGAGATATCCCTCATGAGCAAGAGCGCAAAGATGGAAGACCTGCTTGGCCTCACCCCGACTGCCATCAAGATCAAACCCGACAAGACCGAAGTCCAGATCCTCATGCAGGGTGGAAGAACCTTCAGATTCTTTCACTTCCAGGACTGCTGCGAGAATGTCCAACTCGAGGATTGGTTGAACTGGGAGCAGTTGATCGGTCACCCGATCCTGAAAGCCTACAAAACCTCGACCCAGAAAAACACGATCTACGGAGACTCGGAAACCTGGACCTTCTACACCCTTGGGAACCACATCACCACAACGGTTATGAGGTGGTTGGGTGAGTCAAACGGATACTACTCGGAGGACGTCGACCTGGAGAAAATCGACGAATGATCCTCCAAATCGCAGCCTGCTTCATGGCTTTTGTGATCGGAATCTGCGTTGGATTCTCGGTCTTCACGTTCTTGTTCGACTACATTGGCGAAAGGAAACTCGATGATGCCCCGCAAGACGCACATCAACGATGAGGGAGTGGACGAACTGGAGTATGAGTTCGCCAACGCGCAGCGGCTGATCAAGGTCGTCAAGATGCTCAGGAACACCTACGCCTCGCACTTGCTCACAGAGGCTATGGACGAACTGGAGATCTGCCTCATCCGCATGGAGTCCATCCGCGCCAGGAACCAGACGGAGAGCCACTGACATAATCGAGAACTCTTAGGAAAGCCAAACAAAGACGTCCTGCCCTGCTTCCCCCCTTCGCTGGTGGAGGGGGGGTTTCTCTCTCTTCTTTCTCTCGTGGTTCCCCTGTAGGATGTTGCTCGCTCGCGCTTATGCGACCGAGTGAATTGCCCAAGTGGCAAGGAGATACACCATGGCCAATCCGTCGATCCCGTCGAACGGCAGCATCAACCTCACGTCGGCGCCCGCCCTCGCCACCGTCGAGACCCTGACCGCCGCCTTCCGCGACGCGGCGGCCCATCAGGTGGAGGCCGTGAACGCCGTCGTGAACGGCGAGAGCCTCTACACCTTCGTGAAGGCGTTCCAGGAGGTCATCCTGAGCGATCCGCTGTTCCGCTCCGGTCGCCTGCTCGTCTTCGCCGCGTCCGCCGGCTTCTACCGGGGAGCCTACTTCCCCAACACGAGCCCGCAGGCCAAGGACCGTCTCCGCGCCCAGGCGCAGGGCATGCTCCAGCGGATGGCGAACGTCTCCGACCTGATCAACAAGCCCATCGACTGACCTTCCGCCCGATGGCGGCAGTGAAAACCAGCTAAACTTCACCAGGCTCCTAGCTTCTCCCTACTGTTGAATTACAGCGGGGGGAAGCAGGAGCCTTTTTTTTGCACTGGCCCCCACCCAAGCTCAACTGGGTGTAGGTATGGCTAGTGTTCCAGTAAGCCCACGTTCCACCCCTAAACAGCGACAAAGCCCGAGCCAACTGCACGATACCCCGGCACGAACGGTCAGAAGAATTTTTCTTTCACTCTAAGGGAACGGGTTAAGTCTTTTTCAGGAGGAGACGAATGGAAGGTACTTCAATAGAACCTCTAGAGCTTGACCATATTCAACTCAAGTTGATTAAAAAGAAACACAGCTTCAAAAAAGATTCAAACAGATACTATTTTTCACAAACACCTGACAACTGCGTAATTATCAGAGGAACTCCTGTTGAAGAAATCATGCCAATTGGGATTGAAGTTGAATGTTCAACACGCATACGAAAAGAAGAAGAGTACATAGTTAATAT